TGTCCGGAAGTGTTGTTATATTTGTGCCTCTGAGGTCAAGAGAACCGCCGACTGTTTTGTCCATCATTTCTTGTAGCTGCTTTAATGTGTATTCCATATCATTTCTCCTTTTTTGGTAACTCGCTCTTTTTCAGACATTCAGCAAAATACCTGAGTTCGGGCAGATAGTGATTTTCAATGAAATCTTTGTCGTATGAGATTGGTATTCGCTCAATTCTGCCGGGGTCAATCCTGTTGTAATAGTTTTCGTAATCTTCAGCCTGTAGACCGTAAGCGATTATTTCGCATGCCTTTCCCACCGCAAACATTTCCACCTGACATTGCAGCCAGTAGGCTTTTGTGACCTTGAAAGGCTTGTCCGCCCGGTGGGTCTTGACTTCGTGCACCATATTCCGGCTCTCGCCGTCCAGATTCACGCGAAGCCGTAAACTCCGGCTCCGTATCTGCCGGTCAAACTTCCTGATGCCGCAGGCTTTTATAATCCGATGTTCGTACATCGTACCGGCTTGCATGGCCGGAGTGGTGAACTCTCGCCGCACAAGACCAAGCTTTTCCGCCCACCACAAGGCAAACGAATCTGTGTCGCGCCCGGCGCACATGATCATATATGTGTCGCTTGCCCCGAACCATCCGCTCCTGTCTTTGCTTCTTATCATCTTCTCAGAGCCGCTATTATCGCCCCGGCATTGTTCAAGGCTCTTTTGATAAGTTCAAGCTGCTTTTTGTTTACCCCGATGGAAGTAAGTACCTGTTCTTCCGTCTCTCCCCGGCGTATTTTCGCGGTTATGAGCTGTTCTATATACTCGCATACCTTTAGGGGATTGTGCTCACTCAACTCATCAAAACGGTTTACAGGCTCCGTGTCCTTGTCACCAAGCCAAAGGCTGAACCCCAGCCCGGTGCGTATGGCCACGCCTTTCACAAAAGCCCTTGCGTGTGCGTTGGATATCCTCAGCTGAGTTATGGTGTCCTCGTAAACAACATAGTTTCCGTTCATTAGAGGGTATGCCTGAATAAACTCCATGTCGTCAATGTGTATAAGAACCTTCACAAAGTAGTTTCCGCAGGCTCTTCCTTCGCTTCCTTCCTTCGCTCCGCACATCGTCCGGCCGGAAGACCATACGAAAGACCCCTCCGGGGTTTCCACCGGCTCAAACCATACCTCCGAAGCGCCATTCGCGTGGAGCAGGTCAACACATTTAGCCCAGCTCAGATACGGTATGTCAACCGTTCGCCCCCTGTCGTCCTTTGCCTCTCTTGTGTCGCAGTATGGCGTAACGTCAATCTGCCTCAGTTCTTCGTAGCTATTAAGCATTTGCAGCCTCCAAAATCTCTTTTAACCGCTGTGTAAACGGTTTTTCGTATTCCGCTGCGCACCGTGGACAAAGCCATTCCCCTTCGCCGAACACAAACGGCGCTATCTTGTTTGCCGGAAGAAAATCCTCATATTCGGACTTTTCTCCGCATTCGCAGCACCGCTCACTGCTTTCGTAGGGGACAAAGTCCTCCCAGTCGCACCAGTCAGGTGTGTATTCCATGTCAGACCAGCCTTTCAAGCGCTCCGGCAAGAGCGAAAACGCCCCAGCCGAACAGCGCCACAAATACAGTCTCCGTCAAAAGCTCTAAAGCCGAATAAATCTTTCGTTTCATACTTTACAGTCAACCTTTCTTAGAGCTTGTCCGTTCAGACCGTTCGTAACCAGCTCGTCGTTTAATTCGTAAAACTGTTCCCGTGAAATTTCTTCAAGGGAAAAAGCCATCTGCGCCATGCCGTAAGTCTGATAAACTAAATCCCTGCTGTGGGAATTCAAAGCGTAGGCCGCTTCTTTTTTCAGCATTTCAAAAATGTTGTTTCCCATTGCACATCAACCTCGCTAGCTCTGTTTTTGGTATGTATTTTCCGTCAAAATATCGTCCGTAATGCCGTTCAACCGTTTGATAACTCACGCCAAGGGCTTTCTTGACTTCGCCGCGAGATAACAAAAGCTTGTCCGGACATACCCTGTTCAGTTCTTCAAGGCAGAGCCGGTATCCTTCTTTTTCTCTTGCCATATCATTTCTCCGTTTCTGAAATATTGCTGTTCTCAGGCAGTGTATGCTTACGCTTCTGAGTATGACAGCGGATGTATCAACCCTTCATCTTTTCCGCCAGTATCTCACGCGCCGTGCGCAGAACCAGCTGCGCCTTGGGGCTCGTCGTTCTCTCTCCGCCTAATATCTTTGAAAAGTGCGACGCTGTAACCTTGTCGCCAATTCTTTTTTCAACCTCGCGGCGAAGCTTCCCAACGGGCGTGTCCGTGTAGATCATCGCGTAGCGGATGTCCTTGTTTGCTACCACAAAAGCACTCCTTTCTTTTTGTCTTGACAGATTTTTCAATTTGTGCTACTATGATATTGACATATTTCACAGTAGCCGCTCGGAGCGGCTTTCATTTGCGCACGCTCGACAAGCGTTGACGTCCTTTCCCTTTGTAAAGCAGCGTGCCAGCGCTGCTTTACGGGAGAAAGTGATATATGAAACACGGTGGGTTGTGAACCGTGGCTTCTGTACGTATTATAAAACAGAAAATTCTAATTGTCAATGCTTATATCAGAAATTTCTAAACATTGTCATGCTTAACAAATTAGAGGTCGGAATTTTGGATATTATGCTTACGCGCATTATTGAAATGTGCAAAATGCGCAATGTAACACAAAAAGATTTGACGGACGCGCTCGGTTTGCGTTCTTCGGCTTTTTCCGAATGGAAATCCGGGAAAAGTAAATCATACGCAAAGTATGTTCATCATATTGCGTTTGTTCTTGGGACAACCGCTGAATACCTGCAAGGTACTACAGATACTATTGAACCGCTTGGCAAAGCTCCTGAACAGTCCAACGACTTAACCGATGATGAAAGGGAACTGCTCGGCCTGCTTCGTCAGCTCAGCGACGATGATTTAACAACCGCGCTGAAGCTTGTGAAGTTGATGGCCGAGAAGCACAAGCAGTAATCTGCGTGGTTTCTGGTAATAGAATATCACTCAAATGAGTGCTGTCAATAAAAAAATACTCGTTTTGAGTATATTTGTACAGTTGCACAAAAGAGGAGTTTTCATTTTGAGTACTATTAACAAAATATCGGAGCTTTTATCGGAGCAGGGAAAAACACAAAAAGAATTAACTGACTATCTTGGTATAACAAAAAATGCTTTTACCGATTGGAAGTCGGGTAGAATAAAATCATACAACAAGCATCTTGATAAAATAGCTGAGTTTTTCGGCGTGTCGGTTGATTATCTTCTCGGTAAAACGCCCTCTCCGGAAAGGGAGGATATTCCCGAGGATGAAAAACGTCTCCGCGATCTGCTCTCGCAGATGTCCGAAGAACAGCTGCAAACTGCTTTAAAAATAATCTCTGCCATTGCAGAGGAGAAATAATTCGGGATTTCACGGCGGGGGCGGAGACCTCAGGGACCTTTCAAACCGTCCCCCGCCTCAGAAGCACGATCATACTCGTTGCTTCTAGTAATATTATAAGCCTAAATAATTAGGACGTCAAGACAAAAAGCCTATATTTTTAGGTTTTGTTGAGTCAAACAATTTTGGAGTGTTACAATTGGTAAATATCGACAAAATCAAAAAGCTTGCAAAAGATCAGGGCATATCAATTACGTTTGTATGCAACGCCGTCGGGCAAGGTCCATATTATTTGAATGATGTAAAACGCAGAGGTGCCGACATCCCCGACGAACGTCTCAAAATAGTAGCGGATATATTGCACACAACCCCCGAATATCTGCGGGACGAATCCGAAGAAAAAAGTCCCACTTTGGACACATTAACAATAATCCTCGGGCTGATGAAAGACCGCAATCTCTCCCAACAGGAACTTTGCCGATATTTGAATTTGAAAAAGCATGCCTTTTCCGATTGGAAATCCGGAAAAAGCCAGTCCTACAAAAAATACTTGCCCCAAATCGCAGATTATCTCGGCGTGTCTGTTGACTATCTTTTGGGGCGCACGGATCGTCCTGCCAATGCAAACGCAACACCCTCAGCCGAAACAGCCAAAGACGGCTTTTCGCGCTTTTCCAAAGAGGATTCGGCATTGGTCTTTGCGCTCTGGGGCGATACCGAAAACATAGATGAAAAAGATCTGGAAGATGTTAAACGGTTTGCGGCCTTCATAAAGGAGAGAAAAAAGGACAAATGACACTCAATGAGCTATATGACATTGCCGGTTCTGAGTGTGTGGAGGTGGAGCCTTTTTCCCTTGAAAAGAGAGAGGCCCTCTCAACAATGGACATAGACGGTCAATGCTACATCGCTATTGATCCTGACAAAATATAGTCAACGGCCGATGAGAAGACAAAGCTCGCGCATGAATTAGACCTTTAAAAACGCTTTTCCAATATTGGAAAAGGACAAGCCCCTGCAAAGGGGCTTGTCCTCCGAATCATTTCTTGTCAATAAGTATTTTTATTAATCGTATGAATTCGGCTTTTTCGGAAGGCGGCAGCTTTGAAAATATTTTTATTATTCGGATGATGATAGCATTATCCATTTTTTTACACTCCTTTCTTTCTTCCAGTATATTCCTTTTGAAAAAGTCCGCAATATACAAGTTTTACTGTAAAACGTCGAAAACTACGGTTTTCCCATATAATTAGCCGAACGGAGTAATCAAAAATGATCGAAACGGAACTTGAAAAGATGAAAAAGACCTGCGGAATGAATTGTACCGAAATAGCGCTTGCCGCCAATCTTCCAGAAGCAACAGTGCGCAAAGTAATGTCGGGTAAAACATCTGATCCGCGCTATGAAACGATTTTTCGCATAGTTACGGCTATGGGGTATACTATGAATGACCTTGCCGAATTCGACGTCAAAAATGACGTTTCCGAAGAAACGCAAAGCAGCATTGAAATGATAAAAAAGTTTTACGAAAACCGCTTGCGCGAGCTGCACACTAACTACGCAGGGTACATTAAATCGCTAAAAAAGGACAAACAAATCCTTGCTATAGCCCTTGCGGCGATACTTTTGTTTGTTTTTACGGCGATAGCTATAGATTTTTTCTTCGGAAACATAGGTTGGATAAGACATTAAGGAGAAAATATGAAAAAAAGAAAAGACGGACGGTTTCAGATAGCCAAAACTATCAACGGCAAACGAAAGTATTTCTACGGCGGGTCTCGTGCAGAAGCATATGAGAAATTACAAGCTTATGATAGAGATCAAAGCCGTCCGAAAACGTTTGCGGAAATTGCTAAAGCATGGCAAAACGAATATTGGGACAGTTTCGCTCCCGGTACAAGAAATTGCTATCGCTCGTCATTGCAACGCGCGATTGATGCGTTCGGAAAAGAGTTTGCAGACGATATAGAACCTATGGAAATACAGGCACTGTTGGAAACATTGAAAAAGCAGAACTATTCATTAAAAGCGGTCAAAACTCAAAAAACAGTCGTTTCAACTATATATAGATACGGAATGCTTCACGGAATGTGTCGTACAAACCCGGCAACTGTAACAAGAATACCCAAGGGATTGTCAAAGGAACTGCGACTTCCTCCGGACGATGAAGCACTTAAAAAAATAAAAGCGGACAGAGACTGGCTCTATCCGCAGATATTATTGTATACAGGCTGTCGGCGTGGAGAAGCGCTTGCGCTGACATATGAAGATTTTGACTTTGAAAAGGGAACAGTCAATATAAATAAAGAGATTATATTTGAATCAAACGAACCGCACCTTGTTAACCGTACAAAGACTCATGCAGGCAAACGCACTGTTCCACTCGTCAAAGCTCTGAGAGAGCAGATACCGAAAAATAAATCTGGCGCGATATTTGATGATATAACCCTGCGCCGATTCAAAACGCTGTGGGAGAAGTATTGCAAGCGCCTTGAAATAGAGGTAACGCCGCACCAACTGAGACACGCATATGCCACCATGCTGTATGATGCCGGTGTTGATGTAAAAATTGCGCAAAGACTTCTAGGGCATTCCTCGCTAAAAATGACAATGGATATATATACGCACATCAGGGAGAGCCGTCTCGGCGACGTCGCCGAGCAGCTCAATTCTTTTTTGAATTCGTGACATCGATTTTGACATCATTTTTGCTCAAAAACAGGCGAAAACCGGTTAAAAACAGAAAAAGAAAAACCGCTCAAATCCCTTGTAACCTAAGGATTTAAGCGGTTTTTGCGTTGGTCGGAGTGACTGGATTCGAACCATTACAGAACCCAATCACAACAATATTTCGCAAGGTTTTGACATCATAATAGACGTATCAAAACATCTCAACGCAGCGGCGGAGCATTTCTCGCTCGCGATCATCACCGGCGTTGTTCATAAGCTGTATTAGCTTGTTACGCGCGTCTGCGCGCCGTCCGTCTGAATCTTCGTCGCGACTGTAATGACCGCGCACATAATGCATGTTACTGTAACCGCTGTCATTATCACGGCTGTAGCTTCCTTTTGCTTCCCCGTTTCTGCCTTCTTTCATCCGTTCTATTTTCATAATGTCTTTGACTGTCGATGTAAGCTTAGCGACTAACTCAATATCACCCATACTGAGACCGGACTTGTTTGAAAGATTTTCAATCTCTTTGCAGAGCGTTTCTTTCAGGTTGTTTAAATATTCCATACATGTACCTCCTGCTATGCGACGCGCTCGATTATTATGTTCGCATTCTGAACATTTATTGCCTGTGTACTTGTGTTTCGGACAGATATTTGTGTACAACACCCTTTAGGTACTGTGACAAATATACTCTCAGAAGTCCCCCAATAATCCCCGACAGCTGCCGGAGTAACTATAGAAGACGAAGAAGGAACCGCTTCGCCGTTTATTGCAAGAGCAGTGGAAATTGCTCCAACTGTTCCTCCTGTAGGCACAGCAATATTAGCGCCAAATGTTACCTTGTATCGTGCGCTTCCGGCGCAGGAATTGACAATACCCCTCAAAGTGATCACTCCTGCCCCCTCGCGGTGTATGACATATCCGCGTGTACAGGGGATGGCGGTCTCAGTAAAGAGCACGTTGCCGTTTGCCGCTACATTTTGTACCGGATTGCTCGTATATTCGGGCATATTGTCACCTCCTTAATATGAACCGCAGCCGCCTGTGTAGCTGTTGCAGCAATTGGGATTCTGCACAACATACGCAGGAACCGGGGTAGGATTAAGTACGGAAGTCTGATTAGCCAGCGCCTGAGTAATAAAAGCATTCTGAGCATTCTGGCTGATCTGGTTCTGCAAAACGCTGTTTGCAGTGAGCAGATCTGTATTCCGCTGCTTGAGCGCGTCAATTTCATTCTGACACATCTTGTCCAGAATAGTCTGAACTCCGCTCCTCTGACTTTCAATGATATCACGGACTCCGCTTTCTATGGCGGTACGGTTTGCACATGATTCTGTAGCCATAGTGTACTTTAGGTCTGCAATGGCGGACTTGTTATCGCAGCAGCACTGTGCAAGCTGCGACTGCAAGGAGTTAAATAGATTGCAAAGCTGAAGCTGATTTGCGGAAAATCCGGAGTTTACAGCGTTTGTAACGGCATGTGTGCTTTCGCAAAGATTGTTCTGTAGATTCTGGATTCCGTTCTGGATATTGCTTGTAGCAAACCCTTCCTGAATGTCGGCGCGAGTGGCATAGCCCTGAAAAGCGTTACCATCGGCACCGCCCCAACCGCCGCGTCCCCACATGAACAGAAACAGTACGATTATCCACCAGGCCCCATTTCCGCCAAAAGCGTCGCCGTTGTTGTTGTTTCTTGTGACCGCCGCGAAATCCGCAGGGGTCATTCCTTCATTTGTCAAATTAATTCTCCTTTGTTTTAAATTTATTTTTTCGCATGCGCACGTCGAAAACTATTTAAAAAATGACTGATACTGGTTAGCTATCATTTGCAATTGATTAAACTGATTCTGCGTCATTTCTCCGCTGTTTAATAGCCGTTGTATCTCTTGTCGGGCGTCCCCCTGAAAAGCTGATTTAAACTGTTTAAATTTGGCTATCATTTGGCTCATCGGATCAGAGCCGGGCGCATTTTGAAAAGCGCCGTAGAACGGATTACTCATCATTTACCTCCATAGGTTTAATCAAAGCTTTTTTGAGTTCTTCAAACTCTTCTCTGGTAACATAGTTTTTCAAGCGTTCATCCGTGCTTATTTCCGCACCGATTGCAGCATGAGTCTTTTCGACAAGATCAAAAATACGCAAATTAGGCATACCGCTGCTGTCTGCTGATTTTAAATATACAGATGACCTTTCACTGTCCCACAGCTGCACTGTTGCGTTTGGAGCTACAGGGTATGCCTTTGCGGCTTCTATTCCCTGTACCCATATAAGCGGAGACGGAGGCTGCTGCATTGTTGTTTGCATAGGTTGCTGTGCAACAGGCGCATATGTCGCCGGAAAACCGTTGTAATATCCTAATGCCATTTGTTATATCCTCCTTGAATAATAGTAAAGCGGCGTCCTGTCACCGCTGTCCCACGTGTCGTAGTAGTCACCGTTCTCAGCGCATACTACGTGGCCGCCAAGTGCCAGCACATAGGTTCCGTCAGGATGATCGCTGCAAAACTCAGCCACTGTATAGCAGTTGGGACAAGTGTCTTCTATAATGTTTCGTTCCCAACCGTGAGAACGTATCCATGCGCCCCATACAACATCTGAGGACGGCATATCCCCCATGTCGCACGCTTTGACAAACAGACAGGTCATTACGCTTTCCCAGCTTTGTCCCGTTGCTTTGCACAAGGCTCTGACAACGCAGTCGCCCACTCGCTTACCGTGAGGATTGGGGTTAAACATACGGTACATATCAAACCCTCCTTACAGTTAAATTTTAGAACAAAAGAGACCCTTGCGCCATGTCGTGCAAGGGTCTTTAAAATGATATTTTGCTGTCAGATGTGTGCCATTAATATATCGGTAGAACGTTTTACTATTCTCTTGATGTGCCGGTCTGACATCTGAAATTCCTCTGCCAAAGGTTCAAAGCAAATTCCGTCCAAAAGACGCCGTTTAATAATCAAGCGATCTCTTTCGGAAAAAATCCACTCGTCTATAAGTTGTTCCCACTCGCTTCGGGATCGTCCTATTTCAGCAATATCCATAAAACACACCCGGCGACTATAACAAGAGATTGAATTGTAATGACAGCAGATAACCGGCTTACAGTTTTTTTGTGATACCACATTTCCGTCTCATAAACAATATACGGTATATCTTTCATTTCAGCATCTCCGCTTATTTCGCTTCAACAAACTTTCCGTTGTAAACAACCTTATGACCGCGTTTAACATGGCTGCGGAGCCATTCCCCGGCGCTTCCGTGCCCGGAAAGGACGTAACCGCCTGTGGATATAGGCATGTGTCCTCTGCCGTATACAGGCGCATTCAGCGCCGTTCCTGAGCTGTCCACAGCTACCTCCCATCCGTAAGGGTTAGTATTGGCATATGTGCCCTTGTTGTATACGGCCAGTGTGTTTGTTGTGCGTATACCGTTTACAACATCGACAGAACGGTACGCCCCGACAATGGAATGGGCGCTTTCGTCAAACCATATAAGGTACCCGGCCTTAATATGGCTCCGGAGCCATTCCCCGGCGCTTCCGTGGCCGGAAAGGACGTAACCGGCTGTGGGCACTTCCATGTTTCCCTTGCCGTATACCGGGTCTGTAAGGGCTATTTTGTTCTTGTCAAGCGCCACTTCATATCCGTAAGCGTTTGTACCTGTCCGCCCCGGCTTCTGGTAAAGAATCAGCGCGTCCGCCGTGCGCGGAACGTCTTTACCGGCAAGAGTGCAGCTGTAACCCTTGGCAACAGACTTTTTGCTCTGCCTGTCGTTCACGCTCTGTGCAATATAGTCCATTTTTGATAATAGATACGGCCCCGGACATGCGGTAGCGGCATACATGGAATGCCAGCACAGATTTTCTCCCTTTACAAGTTTTCCGAAATTGTACCGTTTTACTATGTCTGCGCAAAGGCGTATAAGGCTGTCAAGGGTTTTTGAAGACACGGGCCATTCGTCTGTCGTTTTGCTGTTGGCGCACTCTATGGTAATGGCCGTCTGGTCTGCCGCATAGCCCCCGGAAGTACCGGGGGCATTGTCCTCATCTACGCACTGTATGATCTCGCCGTCGTAGCCAATGCAATATGTAGCGCTTGCGCCGCGCGACGGACTTTGAAAGCTTTCGGCGCATCTCTCGGCAGTCCAGTGCGCTGCCATGTGGTGGATAATAATTCGGTTTATCCCTGCGTTTCCTCTGCCGTCATAGTAATTTTCCTGTGCGGCGGGAATATACTTTGAGCTGAGAGAAGAACCGGTCATATTGATTCCTCCTCAGGTATTCCGGCAAGGCTTGTGAGCAGGGATATAATACCGGCAAGAGCGGAAGCGCTTGCAACAGCTACCCAGTTTACCTCGCCAATAACAGCGGATGTTCCTATTGTGGCAATAGCAGTCTGTGCTACAGTCTTGATCGCTCTGATTCCTGCACATTTGATCCAATTTTTCCAGTTTCTCATGTTTTTGTCTCCTTTACGTGTTTTGTCTGTTTATTTTGTCTTCAAGCCCGTCCAATCTGTGATGGGCTTGTTTTGCGCTTGATTCTACGGCGCTGAGCCGTGAAACTACGACGACGTACTGCTCGTCCTGCTTTTCCTGCTTTCGCTTGATATCGTCTACTCCGGATTTTATGTAACCGATTTCAGTCAGCAGTACGCCGTCTTTCTTGCCCTCGGTAGTATCATCGGCTTTATTGTTGCGCCGAAATGCAATAACGCCGAACACGATAGCGCAGACGGTTCCCACGATAGCGATTATCGTACTTGCGATTTCCAACGGTGTCATATCCTGTTCCTTTCTGAAATATTTTCGCGTATGCTTTACCATGTGACTTCGACAGACCATGCGCCCGGACGTATTGCGTAATTGTTGGACATACTGTACACGCGCAGATCGCCTTGCTCGGTTATTATTATTCGCCCGACTCTTGTTGAACCTTCTGTTTCGTATAGGGGATCTTCACTATATCCCGCCGATAAGTCTGCACTGGCGTTATATCGTATGAGATATTGGTAATAGCCAGTTATAGTAGTTACTTCAACCGTATGTTTGTTATAGCCCCGGTTTAGCAGTACAGTGTTGCCCTCTACAGTCGTTGGAGAAAATCTGACGCATACTGCCAGGCTTTCGTCTGTTCTGTGGTTTTTTAATATTGTGCTTCCTGAAACAAGAGTGATATAAGCTGTAGGTCCTAATATCGTGTCACTTACTGTTCCCGACCACTTGAAGTAGTGCGGGAAGGACTGAATAGCGTTTGCCATATCAGCAACCTTGTATGTGCTGTCAGTATCGTTTTTTGTACGAATAGCGGCCGCAATTGATTGTATGCTGCTTTCTTCATATAGTTTGTTTGACATCAGTATTCAACCTCATTTCCGTTTGGCAGCGCGGCAAGAACAGCTTCGATCATTTCGGACTTGTCTGCTTCTGTCCAATAGTCAACACCTTTTTCGGGGGTGTTCCCGTCATAGATGACTACGCTGTGTGCGCCGTCCTTGTCCGTGATTTTTAAAGCAGTACCGCCTGTAACCGAGTTGAATTCTACAGTGGGAGAAACTCCGTCATTGACCCGTAAAGTTTTTGTACCGTCCTTGTCGGTGATAACTATTACTTTTCCCGTGTTGTCGCTGAATACGTTGACGGTGGGAGAAATTCCGTCCGCGCCCGGCGATCCGTCTTGACCGTTTGTACCGTTTGTACCCGGAGCGCCATCAGCGCCGTTTAAAACAGTAAAGCTGTGTTCACCCTCCTTGTCGGATATGGTTACTTTCGTTCCCCCTGTCACTGTGTCTGTAGATACAGTTGGAGAAATTCCGTCCGTACCGTTTTTGCCGGGGGAACCGTCTGTGCCGGGCTCCCCTTTCTCGCCTTTATCGCCTTGTGCGCCTTTCTCACCTTTCGGCCCCTGCTCGCCTTGAGGGCCAGTGTCGCCTTTGTTTCCCTTTGCTCCTTTGGGGCCTTGCTTGCCCTCTGCGCCGTCATATATCTTTACGACATGGGCGATACCTTCATTATCGGTCACTGTGATCGTAGCAGTGTCGTCTTCTTTTACCGCCGTTGCGTTTACATACTGTGCGCCGAGAACCTTTTCAAGAGCCGCGCTCAGAGCAGAGAAGGTATTTGTCGCTTCAATCGCGCTGTCCGACTGTATCGGGACATCGGCTATGATTTTAAACTTCGGACTTGTAAGGATTTTGCCGTCAGCCACAATCTTGATTTCGCATTCAGATATCCCGGCTTCGATTTCGCTTGTTAAAAACGTGTGTTCCACATGGTCCGTGAAAACCTCGCATTCGCTGTAATGCTCGGCAGTGTTTCCCTTGATATATAATGTGGCGGTATAGCCCGGCAGCTCTCCGTCAGTAACCGGCAGGGGATAGGGAATCAGTCCCTGCATAAAGCGAACGGAAATTTTGCGCGTGTTTGTGTCACCGGTTTTAAATCCTTCCAGAATGGCCTGAAAACCGCCTTTTGTCGTGTCAAGTGTAAATTCGTACATTTCTCAGTACCTCCTGTGAAATAGGATAGCATAAAGCGGGGCAGGAGTGGGAGTCCCGCTTTTTTGGTTCAGTCGTTTTCCCACCGGCGTATAGTTTTGCGGCTCGGGTATACGGTTTCGCCGTCCACCTCAATACCCCGAAGTTTCTCCTCCAGTTCCTTGCGCTCTTCTGAATCCGCCGCCCGGTATACAGGTTTGTAGTATTCGGTCAGCAGGGAGCGGACAGACGAAAGCGCTAAGCTTTCATATTCGTCCTCGTCCCTCTCTTTCCCTTCTTCCTCATCGCTTCTTTTGCGGCTTTCTATTTTTGCCTTGTAGTAATCTTCAAGGTATTCATAGTCACCGTCTTCAACTGCGTTCAGTATATCGTCTTTCGTAACAGTAAGACCGTCTATTGCTCTGACCTTGTCGCCGTCGTCCCTTTGCTCGTTTTCCAGAGACAGCACCGCTTTTTGAACACTCTCGCGTGCAAAGCCGTCGCCAACGATTTCGTTTATGAGACGGAGATATTCCGATGTATTGCCGTCCAGGTGAGCCGCTGCCGCGTTGTCAACGCGGAAATCCTCCTTTTTCAGACCGTTCACAACATAATTGTTGAATTTGTCTTCGCCGTAAAGCTCCTTTGCCTGTTCAATATACTTTTCGTCTCCGTGAGTAAAGGCGTAGTATATGAGGCTGTCGGGAGTTTTCTCTTTGCTGTAGAAAAGCGAACCCGGAAGACTGCTGATAAGGGATTCAAGTACCTTGTTTTTCATGTTTGTTTTGGTGGTTTCGTCCCATTTTCCTGTTTTAGCAAATATGTCCGCCGCAGTGTTCGCAATGGCGGTGACGTCGCGCTTCAGCGAGCTTGCGCCCTGTCCGCTCAGATCTATGAGTGAGGCCAGAGTGTCATATATAACCGAATCCGCGCTTGCGAAATTTTTCAGTCCGCCGTCCCTCTCCCATTGCTTCTGTATGCGCTTGATGTTGTTTGCGAGGTCTTCAATGCCGTCAAGCTCGCTCCGGTTAACGCTGTAGCCTTGAAGTATAGAATTCAGGTCTTTTGCGCCAGGTATGTATGCGAAAGGATTGAGGGAGTCCGCAATATTGGCGGCAAGAGCTTCTGCATATTTCTCCGTGTACGTCTCGTCATCGTCGTCGTCCCTGATAGCGTCAACGAAGGAACGGAATATTTTTGTAACGATTTCTGCAAGCAAAACAGAACTGACAATGCGCATGGCTTTTCTTTTGCTTCCGCTCCAAAACTGCTGTACCGCTTCCGTCATCATGTTCAGCGTGGTAATAGGTTCCGCCATGAAGGCTGTAAACTGCGCCGCAAACTGATTTTTGGTGCGCATGATTCCGGCGCGTGAGAATACAGAATCATATACCTGCGTCTTGTTGGCGATGTAGTTGAAACGCTTTCCGGCTTTTTTAAGCATATCTTCTCCGGTATACTGATGCGCCGCCGCTTCGCGTTTGCAGGCTTGCCACAGACACATCCATGCTACTTTGTCTCCCGTTTCTGCCCCGATGAATCCGGCTTCCCGCACCTTGTTCAGCGCTTTCGCGCTTTGCTTTTCGCCTTTGCCGAGGTCTTGTAGCCTTTCGGTCAGGCTCGCGCTGGTATTCATGTCCACGCCGCCAAGCTCCTTTACAGACCAGACCGTGTATTGCCGCATTTCGTCTTGGATTTTTGCTTTTTCGGCTCCGGACATTTTGTTCGGATTCTTTCCGACAAAATACTTCGGGCCAATTTCGGAAAAAGCGCGGATGACCGCCCATGGCTGCTGTATTGCCACACTGAGGTTAAAGGACACCTTTGCAGCTTTCCACTTGTTGAAAAGCCTTGATGAAAAACTGTTGTCGTCTGAGCGTATACCGCCGCTTACGTCTACAAGAAATTTGCCGATCTGCTCCCGTCTGACGTCGCCTATCAGGTTGTTGACCCTGCCGCCGTCCACTTTCACGTTAAGCAATTTTTTCATGTTTTCAAGCGGCAGCGCAAACGATGACCATGTAGCCATTTCTTTAGCGTGTTTCGCCCATACCTCGGTAAAGGGAAGTATCACAACGCCGCCCGTCGCGTTGGGGTTCGTCTCGTTCAGCCAGCCGAAGGTAAGACTGCGGCTTTCCTTGCCCGCTTTCTCGGTTTTTAAGTATCCGTCCTGCGATATAGTAAGAGGGAAGTAGTTGTCCTCTTTGAACAGGTTAATGTCCCACAGCTGCATGGAAATCTCGTTGCCGTCTGCGGAAAGCTCCGTAGACATATACTGCTGAACCTCGTCGGCAAACGTCCTTAAATTCTGAGGAATGGAATCAATGATTGTTTTGACAACTTCGCTGTTGACCTTCATAAGAGAGGCGTTTTTGTACATTTTTCCGTTTCCTCTGCGTATCTTGCCTTCTCCGCCTATGCTGAACCCTCCGTTCTTGCTGAGAAGATGCTGCATGCCCTGTTTGCGTTTGCTTGTGGCGTAGAATGAAAGGGCCTCGTTCATTGTCATAGTCACCATTGCTTTGTCGCCTTGCTGACGGAGCAGGCTTCCCAACCACTTTTTTTTGCTGGCCAAAGCTTCTTTCGCCTTTTTGATCTGGCTGTCCAGTTTCTTCTTTGCTTTTTCCTCTGTGACCTCTGTCTTTTTTTCTTCAAGCTCGGATATGTTCTTCCCAAGATCGTCAATATCCTTTTCCAAGGACACCCTTGTGGAGCTCACATCTATTTCGATAGGCTGACTCAGTTTTTCAAGCTGTTTTCTGGTAACGCCGTTCTTTTCTGCCGCCGTCTGGAACGCTTTCTGATATTTGAATATGAGGTTGGCGCTTTTAACTTCGCCGTCTTGAAGCTCCCTGTAATGTTTCATAAGCGTTGCGCTTCCGGTTCCTTCAAACAGCTGCGCGGGTTTCAAAAGACTGCCGGCGAACTTCCCGATATCTCTTGTGGCCGCTCCTCTGTCGCGCTTCTCCTGCCGGCCGCCCAGTTCCTTTTCCACGGTTTCGCCGACTGCTTTCAAGCTCCTTGTCTCGCCAAAAAGCTTGTTTGCGTTGCTTATGGTTTTTCGTACAATCTTTACAGTGTCAAGCACTTCTTTCAGCTCCGAAAGATTAAGCTGATAAAAAGCCCTGCCGTCTATCATCTTCGCTGTGCTTTCTATCCTGTCTGCAACAGCTTTATATTCGTCGTCGGGCAGTTCGTAGGTGCTCTTTTTCTCTCCGCTTTTCTCCGGCGCGTATTCGGCGTAGAAAGACTTCATCTGCTCTATCATTTCTGCGGCTTTTTCGGCTCTCTCTTTGTATGTCTGTATAACCGCCTCCTTCTGCGCTATCCATTTTTTTCGTGAGGCTATAGAGGACTTGAGACTGCTTTCATTGCCTTTGCCGCTGTCGAGGGTGGCTTTATGCCGCTTAATGTCGTCTTTGTATTTTGCAATAGCGTCTTCCGCTGCCTCAATCTTCGCGCCGTAATCCTGTGTTCCGTTGTTGAGAGACGTTCTCATCCTTGCCACAAGTTCAACGGTAGCGCTGGGCAGGTGCTTGTGGCGCGTGTCCGAGGACGCAAGCCTGTCGATCTCGGTCAGACGTTTCGCAATGTCGCTCATCACGTCTTTTTTTCGTCTGCGCTCTGCAAGCTCTACGGCCCGGTCCAGCAGCTCACGCTTAATCCTGTTGCTGCGCTCACGCTCCTCAGCCTTGACGCTCTCCAGCTTTTTGTTAAATTTTTCACTTAGATAAGCCTTTTGTTTCGCCTTCTTCCTGTCGATCATGTTCTGAAACACCTTGTACCCTCTGTATTCCGTCAACTTGGAGTCGAAGAGGTTTATTTGGTACAGAACAGCTTTTTTCTGATCCCTCAAACCGGGAAGACGGCTCCGGTCCGAACCCTTTGTAAAGGATATTTCCTTTATTTCACTGTTAAGATATTCAAGCTCCGTTTCAAGCTCAACTACCTTTTCCGCGTTCTCGCGGTATTTCTCAACAAAGTTTTTCTCCGTCTGCGTTTTCGCCGTCATCTCCATATCCGCAAGAAGTATCGAGTGGGGATCTGTTCCGTTTGTTTCTTCGGAATACTGTACATCATCAGTTTCTTCAGAAAATTCAAATTTTGTCTTGACATTTTGTTCGGTTTCGGATATCATAGTATTAGAGACAGATGTGTTGCTACTGTTCTCCGCGTTTATGCGGTTGGACGGCGAACTCGCATCTGTCTTTTTGATTTCAAACGAAGTTTGTGAAAAATCAACAACATCGTAAAGAACCATTTGTTTGCCCGATGTGAAGCCTACTATTACCTTCGCCGAATACTCTGTATCTCCGACTTTAATCAGTACATTGCCGCGTGCAAATTCTGTGAATTTATCCTTTCTACTATGTTTTAACTCTTCGTTTATATAATTTGTTGAAGCTAGCACTATATCATCAAGATTGTTTGCCGATTTGAATTTATCCGCATAAATTACTTGATTGTTATTAGCGTATCGCCGTGAATTTCTCGAATTTGTAAATTCATTGCGACTGATCTTATTGACTTTTATCAGCCTTCCGCTGATTGGAATTCCACCGGCAAATTTATTTAAAATAGTATCTTTTACTGTTTGTATCCATTGCGATTTAGGAACACCGTCAAGAATATCGTTGTCAATTATCGCAACCGGCTTGTTATCGGTGGTATATTCAATACTATACTTAAGCTTTTCCTTCTCCGCAGCATTTTCCAATATTTCAAGATTCCCCCTTGTTTTGGCGTTTTCCGCCTCTGCAAGGGCATTTTTCATGTTGGATATTGATTTGTACAGAACATCGTCAAAAAGCTGCTGTATCTCGGTCATATCCGACAGGGACAGCTTTAACGCTTCGGCGGCGCTGTGCAGCTCTCCCGTATCTCCGTAAGCCTCTTTCAGAGCCTTTTTAAGCTTGTCTATAAAGCTCTGTACGGCTTCTTTTATTTTTACGAAAAGGGAAGCGTTTTCCCGGGCTATTTTTTCAAGCGCTTTGCTGTCGCGCAGCAGCATTTCACAGCTGTCGGCAATCACTTCGTCGTAAGCGGCGCCGTAGTCGTCCCCGGTGAGCTTTTCTGCAAGAAGCGTGTCGAATTGGTCTTCGCCCATAGCCTCCATTACATATTTCTGTAGCTGAGTATACCCTTCCTTGTTCCATATCTTCACGGAATGTACTATCTCATGGGACAAGGTCTGCGCCAATATGGTCTTGGTGGAACTTCTGTTGTATTCCGCGTCGCTTTTCAAATATATTGTGTTGGTGGAGCTGTCGTATGCGCCGTTCTTCGTCCCGGTCAGGACCTTGCTGTTTTCAGAGCTTTCAAACACAACGTCATACCCCAGACGCGCCAGAGTATTCGCAAGCGTTTTCGCCGCCTTGCCTGTTGTGTTGTCTGCTAGAGTCTTCGCCCCGCTCACCAGTCCTTTGGCACGTCCTCTGTTTGCCACTACGCGCTGAGCTGCCTGAACTGCGGTATTCTTCGCTGCGGCCTTGCGGTAAGCCTTGAACCCCTGCATAAGCGCGGAACTGGCAAGGACATTGTTTAAAGTATCATCATCCGTAAATCCAATATCAGATTCTTTTGCATTGATATACCGTGAACTTTGGCTGTCGTAACCGGCTTCGCCCAATGCGCGAAAATAATTCCATTTTACGCTAAAATGGTTTTTATCCATTCCTTTGCCGTATTTCTGATATGCGCTGTCCATTTCGGCAAGGTCTTCCGAACTCATTTTCTTAGCGTACTCGCCGTATTCGCCGTATTCGCTATTGGCCGCTGTGTTTTTGCTGTCAACGTTGTCCCCAAGCAGTTTTCCCAATATTGCCTGCACAACATTGGAATTTGTATTTTTGCGTATGGCGGAGAAAGCCTCTTCCACTTTATCAGTGTTGCTGTTATCAACTAAATCTATGAACACAGATAATATAGAATTATCAGCGGTTCCGGTGGCGATTCCTGCAATTGCAGTCGCTAAATTGCGATTGTCTTCGCCAAGAACCTCAATTGCCGCCTTTTGTGCATTTGTAAATTCGGCCGCTACAACATCCTGCGCCAGTTTTCCGATTCGACGGTCTTCAACAGTTTCTTTTACTTTTGAAAAAAGCTTGCTTACGCCGGTTTTTTTGCCTGTTTCGTCTTGCTGTCCTATTTTGTCTGTGCGGATATCGTTTTGCGCACCCAAAGACTTAAGCTGTTCTATTGTTTCTGTATCGCCGAGCAGTTTTCCCAAAGCGATCTGATTTTTTGTGTTTGAAACAGTGTTCCGCGCCGCTCTTACTCCGCCTGCGGCATTTGAAATTGTGCCGCCAACCATACCGCCTATAAATCCGCCGTAAGCCTGTTCCGCCACATTAGCCAAAAAATCTTTAAACGCCGCTTTTTTGGCTTCTTCTTCGGTCATGCCGTTTTCGACGTAAGTATATACGGCGTTTTTCAGTTGCGTATGATCTGCATTAATTATCTTGTCTGCCAAACGGTTAAGTATTTCTGTAAATACTTCCTCGCTTCCTTCTACTGCACCTTGCGCCAACGTTTTTGGAAAGTCCTTCAGCTGCCCTTTAAGCCAGTTTTTAAATCCGGAACCGTCAACAGAGGAATTCAGATATTTATCCACAAGAGAGCCAATTGACACTTTTTCGCCCAGATACTCCGCAACGCCGGAAGCGAAACCGTATGCCAGAGCTTCGCCGGACGTACTGCCGTTTTCCACGGCGTCATGCACAGCCGAAGAAGCTGCCTGTCCGGAAAGGATTGTTGAAGCTACTACCTGTCCTGCTTGAGGACCGAACAGCGCAACGCTTCCTGCTACTGTCGCAATGCTGTTTATGCCTGAATCAAGACCCCCGTAAGTCATGACGGCAAGTTTAGTAAGCGGCCGCGATACCCCCATGTTTTCAAGACTTGTTTGTATTTTTTCTGTTGACTTTTCAGATAGGCGGTTCGATATGTTAGTCGCGTAGTCATCGTATGTATTGACCGGTCTGTAACTTGAAGTATCGCCGTCGGTGTGGCCTATGCCGCTTATCATGTTATCTAACGCCTCAAAACCTGAAACCAAAGAAAACGGGATTCTTGCAGCAATGGACATAATAGGGGCAAATCCACCGGTAGAATCAATAGCAGCGTCCACCCCGGCGTCTACGTCTGCCGCTCTGGCTTTGTCAAGCTGGAGATTTTCATAATACTCTATGTCGTCAAAATCATGCCCTGTTGCTTCTGAAAAAGCCTTTTTCTGCTTTGACAAAATTGTATTCCTGATTTCCTGCGAATATGCGGCTGTATTGTCTGTAGAATATATTCCGCTTTCGTGGTAGTAATTTGTTCCGTTTTTTTCGTCAAAAGCTTTGATTACCGCTTGCTTTTGATCCCATTCCCGCGCGTTTTTGTTGGTACGCTTGTTGCCTTTGAGCCAGTTGAAATTGCTGATAATGTCATTAGTATCTTTTATTTCGTTAAAAAGTTTTTTTGAGTACTCTGTGGCCGCGTTTTTTCCGCTTGTCAGTTCTTTATATGCTGCTCCGGTATCTCGTTCATAGTAATAATCAGACCAGCTTACGGGTTTAACGCTTACAAGTTTACCGTGTTTATCGTATTCTTTTTCATAATATGCTACATCAGATTTTGAGTATTTGCTATTGCTGTACGGAAGCATAAGTTCATCCGACAATTCAACGGCTTTTTCCGGTGTAAGCGCATTAGATTCAAACAGATCCGCGTAATTTGTTCCGTTTTCTGCGTCAAAAGCCTTAATAGTGCTCAGCCAACTGTTCAATTCGTCTTCGGTGTTTATTCCGTCTCTGTACGTGCTCAAGTCAATCAAAGCTGCGCCCACTTTTCGGGCTGTTTCTTTGTTTGATTTTTGTATAGCTTCCGTTTCCGCAGTGCCGCCCGAAGCACGTTTCTGAACTTCGTCTTTTGATAGCGTATCTACTTTTGATTGCATAAGATTGGTAAGATATGCTTTTTCACTTTGGTCAAAACTACCGTTTGCCAATGCTTTTTCGATATCTGTGTAACCGCTTGATTCAGTGATTCCGGCTTTTTTCAGTGTATTTTGATTTTTAAGATACGCCTCTATAGCTTTCTTGTAGTTATCGTACCCGTTTACGCTGTTATATGCGTTAAACGTGTCGGAAAAGCTCTTGTCGTAGTCGGAAAAATCGCCCTCGGTGAATTGGTTCAGCCTGCGCATCTGCGCAAGATATTCCTGAGCAGAGTATAGATGCTTCTTTTCTTCAAGCTCCTGTTTAAGCTCTGAAGCGCGTGTTTTGTAGTTGTCGCTTGTAAGTTGTGCACCGCCCGGAAGTTGGTAATCGTCGTACTTGCTTTTTTCTCCGGCAGCAAACCGACGGCGCTGTTCTGCTTCGTCCTCATAATCGTGCATGAGGCTGCCCAGCCGTCTTGTAAAATCGTTTCTCTGACGTTCAATTTCAACGCTGTCTACCGATACTTTTGAAGGGTCAAGCTTAAAACCGCTTTTTTTCGCGTTCTCGTACTTTATCGCCATTTTAAACCTCGCAAATGATGATTAATAATCGCCGGATATTTTGTTTCTGCTGCTTACGTCTATTCCCAGTTCGTTTTTTAACTGGCTTTTGGTGAGAGCTATGTAATTGTTCTTCGTTCCGTCCCAGATATAATAGGTTCCTTTAGCGTACCATATAGACTGCTCGCGCCCGTTCATGTTGTATGTGTACCCCGTGCTCGAAAGCTTGTTTCCGTCCACGTTGTTCGGCTGATAGCCGTTTGAAAAAGTACCGTTTGCTGCGTCTTTGTTTCTCGTGCCTGTATATGGGTTTATTCCTATGTCGTAAGTGTAGGTTTTGCCGTCGGGACCAGTAAAGGTAGATTTGCCGTCGTCCGTTCCGCGATACGTATAAAGTATGTTGCCCTCCGAAGAACCGGAAGAAGAACCGGAAGAAGACGAAAGCGCAAGGGAAAGCGCATCCTGCTGCTTCTGATAGTCGAACTTGTCCTGAGCCAGTTTGTTTGCTATTTCGTCCTGCTGCTTTTGGTACTCAAACTGCTCCCTTGCAAGCTCGTCGCTTGCATACTGCCTTTCAAGATTGGAATATGTACCGAACTCGTCGGAAGCGATACTGTACGCTTTCAGAAGCTTTTCATATTCGCTCTGATCGGCGTCGCCCAAAAGGCTGGCGCGTTTCAGCAGATCTGTCCCCTGCTGATTGTATTTTTCATATGCCTGTTCACGCAGAGTAGGAACTATGTCGTTCAGCTTCTGCATATATTGGTTGTATACCTGCTGTCCTGCCGTCTGCCCGTAGCTGTTGCCGTAACCGCCCGTGAGCGCGGCGGCCTGACCGACAGTATCTTTCATCGCCAGTTTACCCTGCCTTGTGTAGCTGTCCTTATACTGGTTGTAAACGGGATCGGCATTGAAATCATAGGTAAACTTGCCGCGGTTTATATAGTCGTTTATCGCCTGGGCGTACTGTGAAGCGTAAGAGCTTCCTTTGTCCAGTGCGGCGCGGCGGCGCGCAAGTTCTTCCTGCGCGTTATTTGCTTCCTGCGCGTACTTGTTCTTCCTGGCCTGTGGGCTGTAGCTCGCTGTAACATTAAGATTACCGCCTCCGCTCAGAATCTTTGTTGCCATTGCTTTCATCCTCCATATTCAAAATTTCGCACAAATGCTTCGCCCATTCATACAGATCTTTTTCCGATGAACTTTTTGGTTGTTCAATAATCATCCCGCGTACTCCGTTTCTCTGTATATAGAAATTATTTTGCAGTCTCCCTTCCCCTCAAACCTTAGACGGTATCTGTCACATCTCTTTGGAATAAAGTGAATGTCTATGGGCATATTGTCTACGCCGACATAGTCGCCGCACCTCTCCCAGTCTCCGTCGTCATAGGAAATACTCACTGAAAATGTGCTTGACAGAGGAAGCATAAGTTTTATTTTTATTTTGTTTACCCTCTTGCGGTAAATATCGCCATATCCCAGCTGGCCGCTTTCACAGTACCACGGGACATCATCCTCTGCGCTTCCGTAAAGCGACATTATTGTATTGTCGTTTTTCAGGATATAGAATTTGTCAGACACACGGCACATCTTTAACGCCTTGGTTTCGTCCTCTATATGCCATAGATTCAAAGACGTATCAAACACAAGAAGACGATACGAATTTTCTTTTTTTGCGCTGACAAAGTATTTACCGCCGAAAGAACCGGCGACAGCCTCGCTGTATTCCTCGTCTCCCAGAGCTGAATCTATCTTTACCGGAACGCTCCCGGAATAGGCCATAAAGCCGTCATAGCTGTGGTAGTATAGAACTTCGTCTACAATAGCGACGCTTTTTTTGCTCCCCGGCTTTATCCCTCTGTAATTGTATGTTACAAGCTGGAAGGAGGATGGCGCAGTGCCGTATACGCGTATTATGGCATTCTCCTTGAAGAATACGGGATATCCGCCGTACACGGCAGCTCCCGTCCATGCGCCCTCTATTCCTACAGAGGCCGACCATGAATCCATTGCCGTGCCCTCATATTTATACCAGTTTGTCGGGTCTCCCAGCGCGCAGCAGTATATCTCGTTCAGCACTTCGCGCCCAGAGTTGTCTTTCAGCCCGTAATAGCAGCCCCACAGACGGTTGTTTGATTCAACAACAAAATCCATTTTGGGGACCTTTCTTGATATAGTTACAGACCCTGTGCCGGTTATTGATCTGGTTGTTTTTTTGTCTATAAAGCCGTTAAGAATCAAGCCGCTGCTGTCGATAGATGATATAACATAAGACGAATCATAATCAGAACCGATACCCTCAATCTGAATACAGTCCCCTTCGGCGAAAGCCTCAAACGGATCTACCGTGTAATTCCCCTGCGCATCTGTCTGCCTGACTCCGTTCTTTGTTCCTATAAATGCAAATCCCCCGCCTTCCTCGGCATCGTTGATGCCGAAAGACAGAAGTATATAGTTCTGTGTCTGCGCTACCCATTCCTGCAAAGCGGCGGACCAGACGTATAAACTGCCGGTGATAGAATCGCGCCATCTCTGTCCGTTAGCCGGACTGTCCGGTTTAACTGTCAATACCTCCGAAGACGCGGCGCTGTCATATACTTTAACCGTAAGGTTGGTAAGTGTAATAAACATTCCGGCGGATATGTTGTTTTTAAGCCAGTCGGACTGAACGCCGTTTCCGGTAAGAACAAATCCGCCTGATGTAACAGATATTGTTTCCGCGGTTGATATCTTTACACTCGTAACAACTCCGTCGCTTCCTACATAAACCGTGGTTCCGTATTCATTCACCTGCGGAGAGCCGCCAGTGACAATAACAAGTTGATCTGTCCCTCTTAGAAATGCGCCGGTGCCGGAGTAGGTTTGATTGGCCGTGGTTTTGGCTCTAGGAGAATCATCCAGTATGCCTTTCTCGTCGCAGGGCTGCATGACAAAAGACGCGCTTCGCCACAGAACGGAGCTGTCTTCAATATCCGGATTCCGGCAAACAGACGTAACATTTGAAAGCGGAGTAAAGTCGGTGGTTATCGTTCCCGCTCTTACTGCCTGCGGAAAGGCGTATACATATCCGGCCTGAGAAATAAGCTGTGTTTTCTCGGCGTCGCCGCCTATTGTCTTGCTTGCCTTCGCCTCTGAACCGCTGCCGCTTAGAAATTTTATAACCGTCTCACCGTTTTCTTTTGCCACGGCAGCTATATTCCCCTGCGAGAGCCCTTCTAGAGTACCTGCCGTATCGCAAGGTACAAAATCATACAGACCGCTGTATGGAGTGCTTCCGCGCTTGTCACGCGCCGAAAGCAGGGGATAATATCTGGAAGTCATGTTGCGCATTGCGGAAAATTCTCCCTCGCCTATGCGCTGCTTAGCGTTGTATCCTAGAAACGTGTCAGTGTAATACGTTTCCGGGGTCTGAATGTCTCTTGTAACCATAGAGCCCCCTAAAATGTTATATTCGTACTTTTCGGCTCGTGCCGCATACGGTACCAATTGCAGTAACCGTTGTATTCTGATGTAAAAGCAGTAAGCGCGTTGTTGTAGGCCGTTCCTTCTCCGTTCGCTTCGTAGATTTTGGCGGCGAGATAATATCTGTAGACGTCAAAAAACATAAACGGGATGATCAAATTATCCTCGCCGCCTGTATGTGGCTCAAAATCTCCTGCCGGTCCGTCCGTATACTGCTTCATAACCGTTTCATGTATCTTGTCATCGAGCTCGTTCAGCCATTCTATAAGCTGCCGGTCATCGTATTTTCCGTAGTTATACGGCTTCATTCTTGAAATAACGTAATTAACAGTCATCAGTACTCCTCCTTTTATAAGTAAAGCGGCAGTATTTTTACTGCCGCTTTCGCTTTTGTTAACTCAGCGCTTTCGCATCTGCGTTCTTGCGGAGTTTCTGATTTTCGATTGCGCCTTCTTTTTCAAGGCGTTCGGCGTTTTCAAGGATTTCCGCCACCGAGGCGGGCACCTCTACCGTCTCGCCTCTTTTAATCAGGTAAGTTTTCCCATTGTCCCCAACAAAAACATCGTCCTCAAGTACGCCGGGAACATAAGGAAGCTTGATCTTTACTTTTTCATTTTTTTCTGCCATGTGTTACTCCTTAATTGGCCGCATCGGTTGTCGAGAACGTAGACGTGGAAATGTAGTCTACCATACGTTCTGGGTAAAGAATCTTTGCGGCATGCATTGCCTTCCAGCCTACTGTGCTGAACTGTTCCAGAGGGCCGCCAATCTGAGAAGCGTCCTTTATGTAGGTTCTCATGCTCATGCCCGTGGGCTCAACCACTCCCCATGCGTCACGTCCAAAGAAGATAGTGTGATATATGGATATGGGAGTGCTGGCCGAGTTCTGCTCAACTTTCGCCAGAGTAGATTCAACAAAGCGCACCTTGTGAAGTCTGCCCAGCTCTCCGTTAAACATTTCTTCAGGCGCTGCATATTTGTGAGCGTCCGTCCATCCGCTGTCTAGCATAAGGTCGTAAGCCACAGACGGATGTATAATCGCCACATAGTAGCCGTCTATTGTGGGGGTGTTCTGCTGCTTTAGTATTGTTGCAACACGTGCCACATCGTTTGCCGTAATTTTGCCGTTCGCTACGGTCAGCGTGTCATTGGAAGCAGCGCCGCCTGCCCTATATACGTTGGTTCCCGCTACAAGCACGTTTCTTGTAATGGTTTCGAGAGTGCGCGCCGCCTGATCTGCGTGTTCCGCAACAGATTCCGATATTACAGGGTCGACAGCCGCCCACTGGAGAATATCGGTAATGGGCGTATAATCGCCGTACTGCGCTAGAGTTGCCGTCAGGCTGGACACGTCAAGCTTGTTGCCGTCAGGAATCAAGCCCTCTGTAAGAGGCGTTGTAGCGGCGGCAAAAGTCTTGAACCGTCTCCATTCAATAGTCTTGCCGTTTCCCTTAGGCAGAGCCTGCTTCTTTCCAAACTGATTGAAACAATACTTTGCTCTTACGTTTGTGAGAAGATTTGTGTTGTAAAAAGTCTTCATTTCCGCAGACAGATTGTTGCCTGTGGCCGTGCTGGTGGTGGCGTTCTCATTGCTTATGCCGTATGTACCCAGAGTGGGAGTAAGTGCGGCAAAACGCTGTAAATTAAAAGTATGCATATAGTAATCCTTTCCGGAAGGGTAAAGGTTAGTCAAACGTGATTATTTCGCCCCTCCTGGCTCTCTCAGTAATATCACGAATTTCTTTAAGAGAGAGCTTTGTAATATCTTTTTTTACCGAAGCGGGGGAGTTGTTTCCGACGCCGTTTTCGGCTACCGTGCCGCCGCTTTTTATATTGTTGACAACGTTGGCTTCAACGGTCTGCGCGGTCATGGTCATGGCTTTTTTTAACTCGCTGTCAAAATGCGTCGCCCTATAAGCGTCCAGAAGCGTGAGATTGGGAATCGCGGCCAGTTTTGCAAACTCCTTGTTTCCTTCCATCTCAGTTTCCAAATCAAAATCCGGGAAAAATTGTTTTACGTCGTTGATCTGGGCCGCTATCTTTTCGTTATACTCGCGAATTTTGTTGATCTCCTCTTGCTGTGCAATCCTTTCTTGGAAATCGCGGTTTTCTCTCGCCAGCTGCTCAAATTGGCGCTCCATTTCCACATTGGTACCGTGCTCCTGCGCCAGCTGCTCATAATACGTCTCGTCGGCGTTCACCGCGGCCATTATACCATCAAGGTCTTTGATATCTTTTTTGTACTTGCGCGCAGCTCTGGTCAGTAGCGGCTCCAACTTTTTCAAAGTGCCTTGTGCATTTTTTTCTCGCGAAAGGCGCTTTTCAACAGCATTTCTGACAGTTTTGTTAATGTCTTCGGCGTACATCTGTCGTATCTGGTCATACGGCAAACGCTCATCAGCGGTCTGTGCTCCCTCGGCTTCGGCATTCTGCGGCACATTATCCGCCGTACCAGTTGCGGTCTGGTCAACGGCCACATCTGCGGCCTCGCTTACAGCTGCTTCGCCTTCGGCAAAACGCTGCAATTTGAATTTAAACATAGTTTTCCTCCTATTCTCCGGGTAAAGCCCGTGACTCTGAATTAATTATATAGCAGCTTCAATATGACGTGGGAGTGCCGCATTGGGGGTATTCGTCGAAAATTTTACAAATTCCGTTGAAAGTAAAATTATAAAGCGCTGCGTCCCCTCCAACTACCTTGAAAATCTCGCCGTTGTCCTCGCAGTTGTCCGCATGCATAGCCAAAGTCTGTACAAGAGCGCTGACAGCTGCGCAGACAATGTCCTGACCTTCGGGCGCATATCCGGCGTGACCGGAAACGGAAAGCATAGGGATTTCCCTGTCGTATACTACATTGATCATCGTGGCTGTGTCCTTTCCTGCGCCGCGTCTCTTGCGCTCTGCATACGGGTCTCACCGCCGTCGCTGCCGGACGATACGCTGACACTGGCCGCCGGTTGTCCGGGCTGAGACTGCTGTACACCGCCTGCGATCATAGCGGCAGTCTGCGGCTCATACTTCTGCGCAAGCGAAAGCGCCATCTGCTGATATTGCATAAGCAGATCATACATAGTCCCTTGCTCTCTGATTCGCTGCACTATATCATCTTTCCCCTCGAAGTCCATAGTGTCAAGAAGCATAATACTTTGGTCTGTGTTCTGAGGGTTGAAAACTCCCAGCCCATAGAGCTGAATTGCAAGCTCATTCTGGCTGAGTTTTGAATATTCCGAAGACTTTTCGGCAGTAACCTCTATATCGAATTCAGGTGTGCGTATTCCCATGTCCACGCCGCCTATAGCCTGTTGGAGCTGAGGGCGTATCCCTGAATTGTTGTATGCTATGTATTCTGCCTGCCCGCTCTCCCCTTGAATGCGGAAGTATCTGCTTATAGAATATTTTTCCCGTACAAGCTCAATAACCAGATAAATAAGTTCCTTATATGCGTCGTAAGTACCGCTTATGGCGTCCCGGCTTTGCTTGCTGCCGGCCTCCTGCAATGCAGCTATAGCCGACGCCGCTGTTGCTCCGCTTGTTCCTCCGGTGTTTACGTCTCTGTTTCCGGTAACTTCTTTAAGCTCATTTATTTTTGAATCAAGAAACGTTATATAATTGCCCTGAAGCGGAGTAGTTGTAATAGGCCGTATGCTGTCGTCTCCCAAACCGCCGTCGCAGTGTACGAAATCCTTTGACCAGTCGGCAAACTCAGATTCCTTGACGGCTCCGTTTGATTTTATAAAGAACCTCGGCTTGGCGCCGCACTGAGCATTTTTCACAATAGCCTGATTGATAATATCTATCTCTCGCTGCGTGTCTTTGCCAATATCCGTGTATCCGTAGCCTGCGATAGTGCCTTCTATCGAAAACAGGGTATCAAATACAAACGGATACTTGCCGTGCTCATAAAACCCCTTTACTGATTTTGATTCGCCGCTGGGCACTTCGGTCAACTCTCCGAATTCATCAGTCGTTATGCGTGTCGGGATGTTTTCGTCATTTTCCGTCGCATATAAAACTTCATCGCCGACAAACTTGCAGAAGTGCAGCACTGTTTTTTCTCCGACTTTCTTTTTGTAATACCAGTCGATAACAGGGGACTTGTCGCTTGTGTCTATTGCGTCATCGTAAATGTACTTTGATACGGTACTGTCATTTCCTCGAAGCTTGCCCTTGAGCTGAGGATATGTGCGCTCCAATACATTGTTGTCTATAAGATCAACCAGAAAAACATTTGCGCTGTCCTGAATGTCGGTTATCCCCGGCTGCCAGAACAATTTAAGAAGATCTATTTTTTTGATTGCGATATCACCCAGTCCGTTGTGCTTTGAAGCGTCCCAGAACACACCGTAAACGCCAGTACCTTGCTTTAGCTTGTATGTTATGACCTCGCGATATACCCGCTTGAAATCATTCTGAGACAGAATAACGGGTATCACATCGGTCAAGCGCTGCGCTTCCTCCTCGTCATCGGGCATTCTGGGCAGAATATTCGGGGAAGGGTACCCGTCTATATAATCCGCACGTTTTGAAATTATGGCGTTCCATAGCCACGCGGAAGCAGGACGAACATCGTCAGAATTACCCTCGCTGTATTTTTCCCATTGGCGGAGCTTCCAGAACTGCTCGTTGTTTATAATTTTGCGTTCAAGATTTTGTTTTGAGCTTTTGTATTTCTGTAATATTTCAGTGGCCGCCCGTATTTGATTGCGGTCAATTGGCTGCGCCTGTTTTGAATCAGTCTGCCGCTCATCAGTTTTGCTGTCGCTTTCGCGTGGATTAAAAAAGTCTTTTAGTTTTTCAAACATACGTCCTCCATATTGCATATTAATAATTTGTCCAGTCAGTGTCCTGCTTTAAATTCCGTTTTGTAAAGGGTATCAAGAGGATCAAAAACCGGCCTGTATACTTTCGGCGGCTTAGTTTTAGGTGCGCTTATGGGCCTCGACATAAAGAAGTAGCGGCTCTCATCGGCAATATGATCTTCACCATCCGTGTCAAGGTCTTCGAACCTTCTCTCAGAGTACATCAACAGCGGAATCGTCCGTATGAAGTCCTTGCAGTTGCTAAACGCGTACATCATAGGGTAGCCGTTTTCGTCAAACGCTAAACGATAGTGGAACTGCATCCATCCGGCGATGCGGTCATTGACGCCGGGAGAAAAGAATACGCCGGCCCTTTCCGCCATTTCGTTTATGGGAGTACCCCGCGAGCCGTCCCATATAGAAGGGTCAGCTATGCCGATAATGTCTTTCCCCTTGAGCCATGGGTGATCTCTTTCTATTTTGGCAATTTCCGAAAACTGTTTTTCAGGAGGCCACTTCAATCCCTCGTTTGCCTGACCTGTACATCCGTACAGTTCCATTATCCGATAGGCCACACCGTCCTCACTGACAGCCCACCACCCGCACGAAAACGGCTTTGCATATCCAAAGTCATAGCTTCGATATATTTTCCAGTTGGCCGGAATTTCAAACGGCTGGATAACATGAGTATATTTCGCGTCAGAATAGTGAGCAGGATCATCTGTAAACTCTTCAAAGAATTGGCCCTCATAAACGTCCCACGAACCGTATAGCCATGCCTCTTTAAGCTTTGGCGGCAGCGCTTCAAGTTGTGCCATGTAGTCGGGCTGGCTTTTCATAAGCACGGCATTATCTGTAACAAGAGACTGTATAAAAGTATAATCTTCCGGCCTCTCTCCGTCTTTATAGCGCCTGTCAATAAAAATGCGCTTTATGTACTGGTGCCCTTGGCCTCCCGGATTGCACGTGTAATATACGCGTTTTGGGAATGAATTTACTCCGCGCACACAGGCGGTTAGCACCTTCATCTGGTATTCCGAAAGTTGTGTGGCTTCGTCCAGAAAAATAATGTCGTACTCTGTGCCTTGAAGACGGTCCAGATCACTGTCCCTTGCGCAATAGGTGAAATTTATCACGCTTCTGTTGTCAAATATCAGGACTTTGTCTTTGTCGTTGTATTTGGCAACTCCAATCAGCTGTTGACGCATTATGTTTATGTGGTTGTTTATAAGTTCCGGATATGTCCTGCGTACTATCAGTATTCTGATTCCCGCGTATTCAAGTGCAAGCAGAATAGCTTTGGTGCGCACTGCCCAGCTCTTTCCGCCTCCGCGAGCACCGCCGAAGCCAATATGCTTTGTGCTTGCTGTCAAAAACAGCTCTTGCTTGGCGCTTGGCGCACCCAGCGCAAGCTGCACACTCATCTGCTTCATTTGCTGTATTCCTCAAGACCCGTCATTATTACACGAACTTCTTTTGTAGCCTCGGCTTCTTCGGCCTCTCGTTCCAGTTTGTTTATTCTGGCGCGCTGTTCCGCAAGATCATCAGCAGAGCGCACATTCAGTATGTCGCTCAGATCCTTTATTGCTCCGGTTATATCCCTCGGCTTCAATCCGAGCGCTATTAGCTTTTGCATGCTTCGCCCCTTAATGAGCTTTTTCAGTCTTCCGGCCATATCGTAAGCTATAGCATAGATTTCCTTCTTGTATTCGCTGCTTTCTTCAATCGCCAGTGCTTTTGTTTGCGACACTACCGCTGCCCTGTGGTCAAGCCGTTCCTGTACCCAACCTTCTTTGGTGCATTTTTGCGCGATTGTTGACCGCGATATCTGAAAGTCGCGCGCAAGCGCATAGCACGACTTGTCAGAAGTAACATAAGCCGCCTTGATTGTTCCCCAGTCAACGTTATAGTTGTTTTTTCCCACTTAACTTCTCCTTTCTTCAAGCGTTATTAACTCTGTCTTTAATTATATACAGGTTAAAATTGCATGTGGGAGTGCTATTTTATAACTTTTCGAGCGATACTTATTAATAAAGGAGCAGCAAGCCAACGCTTGTCTGCTCCTTTATCGTGAATATAGACCGATTTACTCTTCCTGCCTGAGGTACTCGCGTAGAAGGCCTTTGTATGCCTCGCATTTTACAAAGCCGTTTATACTGTAGCAATAAGCGCGTTTGTGTTCTGCGGACGATTCCGGGTTGGTAAAACTAACTTTTAAGACTGCTATTTTGTCTAGCAAAGCGGTGCAGCAAACGCTTTGGGGCGTTTCGGCACAATAAAACGGGCACTTTGCTTGTCTACTTACTTTTGCCATATTTGCTCCTTGCTTCGTATAAATCGTCTTATCAAACATTGGCGGCTTTCTGAATGCCGCGCCACTCTTTTGTAAACCACGCCACCCACGCCTGGCAGTTTCTGTAGTTGCAACCGTCTTTGTGCTTCTCCTGACTCGCGCAGCCGCAGCCGCAGTCGCACGGGTATACTCCGGGTTCGTGCTCAAACTCTTCCAGCTTCATGTTTATACCTCCTTGATCCTGATATTGTGAACATACAGCATCAGCTTCCGCTTGATGATATAATCTTTTGTTTTCATGCCCTTAACATCCTCTACAACTGTTTGACCGTTCTCTGTGTATACGAAATCAGCCACGTATACGCAAGCCCGCTCTATACATCTTCTGCCGTCGGATAGTCTTCTGCCGTTCTTTGAATATCTGGGATATGTATCGTACTGCTTCGGAATGAGCTGATATATAACCTGACGACGAAGATTGTCTATTTCCTTTGCGGCTTCAAGCATTTTCAGCTGGCAGTAACGCCGGTATTCTTTTCGGCTGTCGAATGTTTGACCGTCCACCGTGATTTTCCGGGCTTTATATTTGTTCATTGCTCCGCCTCCATTCTTGTGCCGCAGCTGGGGCAGAAGCTGTAGGGGTAGGACACCAGATACCCGCAGTCGGAGCACCTGTATTTTGTTGAAGCGTCCATCACCCAACCGCCGATTGAGTTTTTTTCTCCTCCGAACTCATTGTCACGTATAAATTCTGCTATCTCCCATATGGTTTTGGCTCTGGAATCATCTCCGTAGTCTGCAAGATCCTCTGCAATAGAGCATAAGCGGTCTGCTATAGCGGTTCTATCGTTGGTCATACTCTTTTATCTCCTTCCGCTTTTGCAGGCTTCTTTAACTTCGTCCGTCGTCATTTTCGCTCCCTCTCCGCACGTATGATTTCTGCAACTCCCTCCGTCAGTACCGCAGCATACTTCATAGGATTCGACTCAAAGTCTTTAGCATCAATATTCAGCACCTTGCCGTATATTACACCATCGCCGGAGGTTCCCTTAATTCCTCCCACGCGATCCGGATGGGTTACAATTTCAATTTGTACTATCATGTCTCCGCCTCCTTTATAAGTCTTTTTCCTCCTCACTTTCCCATTTTAACGCTTGCCCGCATTCGATGCAAAACTTCGGCGTATCCCGCGACAGGCAGTCAACATATCCGCAGACCTGCCCGCACCCCGGACAGTTATAGTCAATACTTTTTTCCACCCGCAGCGGCTTTTTCGGTATCTGTTTTTCAAGTGCCGCCATCGCTGTTTTTACTGCTTCGTTCAATGCGGGATATCTGTAAAACGTCATCAAGCATTCGTTTTTCAGCATTTTCAACGCTTCCGCTTCGGTCATTTTTCATCACACCCCCATTCTTATTGTTATTCATACATACCTCACTGTCTCTCATTTTTCACCCTCCTCTGCCATTTCTTCCAAGACATTATCAATGTCCTCAATCAAAACGGTGCTATTCCAAAGTCTTTTCCTCTTGTGGTTTTTCAGTTTTTCCGCAAACTCTTTGCATGCTTCTGCTTTGGCGCTTTTAACCGCTTTTTCAGAGCAATCAATGCTTTTGCCTGCAAGCCAAGCCACAAAATCTTTGTAGCAGTCATCGCACAGATCTATGTATCTATCCAAATTGAAAAAGTCCTTAGGACTAATCGGTCCGTTATAGATATGATAATCACGTGCGCATCGGACTTCATAATCCACTTTTCCGCATCTGTCACATTTCGAAATTCTCATTTTCTTTCCTTTCTCACTTTCTCGAAAAATAAATCATCCAGCGTGTGAAACATCAGCGCAGTCAAACGCTGATATTCCTCAAGGCTCAGCGTCTCCCTGAGCCGCTCGTTGATAAGCACTATATCCCTTTCCTCTGTCATAGCTTGTTTCTCCTTCCGTTCTTTCGAGCCTTGCGTTCCTCGTCGTATCGTTTTTCCGCCCTGACCATACAGTTGTATGTGCAGTATAATCCCTTGTAGCTCCTGTAGATGTGGTAGGGAGCGGGGACAAACTTTTTCCCACACCCTACGCACTTGCACTATACCAATGAGCCGCGTATGTTTTTGCTTTTGCTCATGCCTCAGCCCTCTCACTGCTTTCCTCGCATAAAGAACATTATTTGACTGTTTTTGCTAAAGCACGGCATACTGTCAATGGCAAGGTTGTAGAATTTGCGGTCAACCTCAAATCCGTATGCTGCTCTGCCGAGCTCCCATGCAGCCTGCAATGTTGACCCGCTGCCGGCACACGGATCAATAACAACATCGCCGGGATCTGTAAAAATTTCAATGAGCCGTTTCAGCACCTTTACCGGCTTTTGCGTCGGATGTATCTTCGGATATTCTTTTTTGCTGTCTCTGCTCCACTCAAACCAGTTGAAGATCATGTGCCGTTCGCCGTACTCGTCGGTGTTGTTGAATTTCGGCAGCTTGTCCCGATAAAGGACAACTGCAAATTCAACAGCCCCTACAACCTTCATATTTGCTTTAAGTACTTGAGCGGAATAATTCTTGATAAAAAACAGAGGATAGCTGTGCATAAATCCGTACTTCCTGCCGTATTCAATTACCGTGCCGATTTGCTCAAAGGCACAGAATACGATCATAGCCGGAGCTTTATTTTTTTTGTTTCGGCTCTTTTATCAAAAGACGGTTGCAAAAATGCATATACTCTGCGATTTTGAAGCTCCCGTCTGTATTGAAAAAAGCCGATTTTGCAAGCTTGCTTTCCCCGTTTTTATTGTCTCCGTCCTTGTACCACATCGGGTTGGAAGCATACGCATCAACGCCGATGTTATACGGAATGTCGGCTATTACAAGCTGCGCTTTCGGTATGTTGTAGCGCTTGAAATTTTGAAAATTATCATGATACAGTTCGCATTTTCCCATGTCCGTTATCTATCCTCTCTTTTACATTCCTCCGGGTTATCTCTGCATACCTTGAAAAGATTTACGATATTCCCGTCTATATTGTTTATCGTTTCTATGTAGGTTTGCGGTTTATTGAAAAATACTGCTCCGCTTTTAATTTCCTGTCTCCTTTCTACTCGCCGCCAAAGCCGCCGCAAAGAAATCATCCGTATCAAAACTTGAGCCTTGAGGCGCTTCTTTCGCTTTGCCGGTATGCTCCGTCTCGCTCCACTTTTCGCATAGAGTATACCAGTCGTCAACAGGCTTTCCCTCTTTGGTTTTCCAACCAAGCTTGGAATAGTAATTATAAAAGCGCTTCGGATTGACGTTGAGCCCCCTTGATTTGCAATATGTAATTACCTCTGAAAGTGTCGGTGCCGAAGTCACTGTACTAGTGTTAGTGATTACTTTACTTTCCTTTACTTTACTTTGCGTAAAAATGTCAACATTTTTTTCAGAAATGTATACATTTTCTTCGGAAATGTCAACATTTTTTGGGACTTGGGTATGAGAAACAAGGAGGTATGCGTTTTTGACTTTTACAATTTTGCGGCGGCTCACCGCTTCGAAGTACCTTTTTTGAATTCCGGCAGAAGTCAAAATGCCGTACTTCGTATAAATTGTCTTGTCAAACATGCCTCGTCTGATCGAAGCTGAGACTATTTCGGAGACGATACCCGCGCTCAATCCTATTTTGGAAGAAAACAAAAGCGCAGCGTCTGTATTCCATTCGCAGTAGTAACCGGCATTTCCATATATCTTTTGGAGAAGCTTAACAATAACTGCGAACCCTGTAAGCCCGTACTCAGCTTCGATTAACTCAAACTTGTCGTCCAGAGCAACGTCAAGAGGAAAGAATTCAAGACTTTCCTTCATAATAAAGTGTTACCTCAACAAGTTATATTACGGAACGACGTACCAACCCCTCAAGATTCGGAACCCTGCTGAACGAGTACGCAACCCCGTGTTTGTCGGAACGGTATACCAACCATACAAGCACCCTCGGCTTGCACAACGGATATACAACCCCGTAATCTCGGAACGCCATACCAACCACATCAGGCGTTTCACCTGTGCAACGGATATGGAACCCCACACGTTTCGGAACGCCATACCAACCACACAAGCCCACTTTTGACTTGTGCAACGGATATAGAACCCCATGTTTGGAACGGCATACCCACCAAACGGGCATAATACCCGTGCAACAAATATGCAACCCCTTCGTAATGGAACGACGCACCCACCACCCGGTCACCCGGGAAACAAATGCGCAACCCCATGAAAGACTAAATAAACTTGATCTGTTTTGGCTTTGCAATAATGTCTTTTGTAGAAGTAATTAAAATTATCCTGCCGTCCGATCTGCGTATAAGCTCAGCCGAAACGGCAATTTTATTGTTTGCTTTGGAATATCTGATGGCGTATACCTTGTCATAGATAACGCCGCCGCACTGTACCTGCTCTTCGGATAAAAGCGCTTGCTTTAATTCATCGTTGGTCAAAACGGTAAATCCTCGCCGTCCTCAATAGGAGCAAATACCGGAGCCTCGGCAGACGGTGTCGCCTCCGCCTGTTTGCTTGCGTCAGGAGCTTTTCCACCGATAAAATCAAAACAGTCTATAATAACCTCATGCGAATAGCACTTCTTTCCGCTTTTGTCCGTGTATGAGTAGGGGTGATTGTTTCCCCTGATAAAAATGCTGTCCCCTTTCTTAAACAGCTTGCAGACGTTCTCTGCCGTGTCTCCGTAGGCTTTAATATTGTGCCAGTCGGTGGTTTTGCCCTCCCCATATCCCCTGTCTGTGGCGAGTGAGAAAGAGCAAGCAGCTTTCCCACTCTGCGTTGTTTTGAACTCAGGATCATTTCCGAGCCGTCCTACCAGTATTACTAGGTTTTTCATTCGTTTGCACCTTCTTTCTTCATAAATAGATCTGGATAAATATTCCGTGCATCATCGTTTTCCCTATTTGCTTTCCTTTCACACTTCGGGCATACCTGCCGTCCTTCGGGAATCACCGCTCCGCAGCACACACATTTTTCAGCTTTCCAGAACAGCTTGTCCAGTGTACGAAACATCAGTGCTGATAACTGCTGATATTCCTCAAGTGTCAGATTGTGCTTTAACTGTTCATTGAGCTGTTCAATGTTCGTCAATGCCCTCTCCCCTTTTCTCCGGCTCATCGGGCAGCCCTGTCACATCGGGTAAGTCTTTTATCATCTCGATGATTGTGTCGTATTCGACTTTGATAACGTCCAAATTGCCGATCCAATATCCCGTTTTTTCTTCGGTAAAGAATTGCGTGGATGCAGGATGATCTTCGGTGTATAAAACAAGGTCTTTATACTCAACGCGCTTACCCTCTCTTTTACGCTTATAAACATTGCCGTCCTTGTCTTTTACACATTTGTAATATTCTCTTTGATAATCGGCTGCGCCCATGTAGTCCAAATAATCTTCACACCCACATTCGTAGAGGTCTCCTACTCTTATGTCACTGCTTTTGCAGCACCGATTATCATACGCGCGGTGTATGCATTCCGTGTTGTCACAGTATACTGTCATTCTTGATCTCCTTTCTCCGTTTCTATCCTTTCTACTGCTCGCGCTCGTGCATCTGTCAATGAGTTACTGCCGTTCAGCGGAAGAAGCTCCGCGCTGATCATAACGTTCCCTTTTGCACTCTTGCGGTAAATTATTGCTGTCAGCCTCCACTTTTCTCCTTCGTAAAGAACCGTCTCACCGGCAAGCAATGCTTCTTTCAGCTGCTCGTTAGTCACGATTCGTCCCCTTTCACCTCTCTAATTGACATGAGACGGTATTCGGCATAACGCACGGTCTCTCCGTAACGGTTCCGCCCCTCTGCCATTTTCTTTTCTATTCCATATCCCATGCGCTTGATATCGCTGATTCTGGAAGCCAACCGCATTACCCCTAAATCAGATAACGCCTGCAAGGGATTAATGCTGCCAAAGTCCCGCATATACGAAATAACACGTTGATTTTGCGTAGTCATTATGTATCCCTCCATGATTTTTTGAAAATTTTCATAAATTCTTCTGACGAACGCTTCTCTTCAAAACGTTCCTGAGCAGCCTTTTTCAAGAACCTGTTTATCTCTCCGTTCCTATGCACAGAGTTCGGAGAAAGCCTGTGACAGTCCGGACACAGCAGCACTGTCAAACCGTATTTGTCGCTGCGCTGCCTGTATACGCCCTCGAATACGTGATGCTCTTCCAGTGGGCTTGTCTTGCCGCACAGCAAACATTTTTGACTGCTTTGAAGTATGCTTTTCATACTTCGCGCCCCCATTTTTCTTTGGCTATTTGAATTTGTGCCGGAGTGGCGCGCAGCGGAATATTCTGCGCCTTGGCCTCCTGAACGGCCAGATCTATTAGGCGCGACATCTGCGCCGTGTCATATTTCGATGAACCGCAGTAAGCTTTTACATTTGAATATCCGGGAGTGCTTCGGCATGGGCCGATAACTTCAAACAACCAACCGTCTCCACGGCTTTCCCACCATCGCCGCACAGTCTCAAGCCTTTCCGTCTTTATGGGAATAACTTCGTAATTGCCGCCGATTTCCCGAACCAAAGCGCGGTATATCTCAGTTTTAGGCTCCTTTGTAACCTCCGCTATGTCTCCCACGGTAGCCCAAAACAGAGCGTTTGCGTCAAGACTGCGTTTCTTGAAATACGGCTTTAACGTTACCGTCAGATCTTTCTCTGTGAATTGGTCATAATCCTCTCGAAAATCCTCGCATAGTTCCATTGTTATGACCTGCCTCCGGGCTTTTGGATCAAACAAAAGCCCGGTAAGCTTCCCACGTAGGTCTTTCTTCATTTTTTCGCTTCAAAGAAGTCACGGAAGACTTCACCGCGGTAAGCGTTTTTTGTCAGATTTATTATTTCTCTTACAGTGTAGCTGTCTTTCAATTCTCCAAGACCTTCAACAAACGCGTTTGTCCCTGCCTCGCATGAGCCTGTAATGATTCTGTACATTGTTTTGGCTTCAGACACGCTGACAGGCGTATCAATCGATATGTTCTCATATTGTTCAGCTCCTCTGGCTCTTGCTTTTTTAAAACTTAAATCTTCTACACCTTTTTTAAATGTTTTGCAATGAGCATAGTTTTCTCCGTCGTAAATTACGTTTTTTCCAGGTATCTTGCCATAATAAAACGTGTAACCTTGTATTTCTCGTTTCTTTTTAATATGTGTAAGAATACCGTCTGCGTATAAGTATCGTCCGGGTATGTAATCCCCGCCTTTTAGTCTTTTGGGTGGCTTTATATTTGTGCCGTTGAGGTAAAGATAACCGCCGACTGTAAGGTTGTCCGGAAGTGTTGTTATATTTGT